AGTTAGATGGGACGATGAAGAAACGTTAGATTTAAATGTTAGAAGAACAAAATATTGTACAGACTTGGTATATTTTAAAGCTGGTTCTCCAGAAAATCCACACAAAAGATTTTACTATAGATCAACACGGTTTAACGGAAGTTCATTTAATACTGCCAATGGAACATTAGGTCACCCAACAACAATAGTTGATTTGGGCCCTAGAGATGAGTTTATTAAAGAAATTTGCACCGATCCTTCATTAGACCCAAATTGTTCCGTTATTAGAAATATTGGCCCAACGTCGTATCAAAATTTTAAAGAATTATTAGGTTTATATATTAATTATAAATTAGATTACTTAGCGACAGGTAGTAGTACAACAGGTGATTATAATTCATTTTTTGAAAATACTGGTTACACATCCTCAGGTGATGTGATGAATGGTGATGTACTTCAATTAATATCAATTAATAATGAAGCTGGTGTTGAAGAATTTGATTTACAGAATAGAAATTATGCTGTTTATACCCCACAAGTATTGGACGTTGAATCTTATCCTGGATTATTAAATGGTGGTCCAATCCCAATAAATTTTGTTTTAGACGATGGTGAGGGGTATAGAGTTAGGTCGTGTTTAAATGAACCAGGAAGACTAACAGAATCATCACAAGAAGTACCATTTTATTTATGGGAAAAAGGTGGAACTGGGTTTGGGTCTGGTGTTAGCCAACACTGGGATTATAATAACATCGAGGACAAATGATGTTGATTTTGTAATTAAACCTACAACAACAAATTATAATAACACAAAACAAATTTTATCAACACCGTTCTTATTTTATTTCGGATTAAGACCAGGTAAAACTGCTGTTGATAAATTTATATCAAGGTTTGGGCCAAAAGGCGCATTCCCATCAGCTGAATAATGGAAAAGAAAACAATAATATTACCAAAGCTTAGATATAAGCAAGCGCCATCTGAAGACCTACAAACAAAGGTTGGATTAGATAGTAGTCAAGAGCTTCTTAGAGAAGGTGATAGAAATATTATTCTTGATATTGAAACATTATTTTCCAAAGAAAGAAATGAAAGTAAAAAATATAAAATATATGGTAAATTAAAAATGATATTCAGAAACCTTTATTTGGGTACTTCGCCATATAGTAATTTAGAAGAATATTTGGCTTTAGGTGGGGACGGATCAGATAATAATTTTAGTGGATATCTTCCATATGATGAGTTTGCTTTTATTAGAAGAGATGTTAATAAAAATGAAATTTCAATACCAAGTGTTAGCGGATCAACATATGGTACTTATGTACCAACATTAAGTAGTCCAACTAGACCTAAAAATAAACATATGAATATTTCAACTATGGATGCACCGTATCATAATTGGAATTTATATTTAAGTTATGTTTATAGCGGTGACACAAATTACCCTATGAAATATACATTAAGTGGGGCAACTAAAGTAGAGGGTACAAATATTATAACATTTACTAGTGGTAAAGGCATACCATGTAGAGTACAAACAACAGCAACTCATTTTAAATTAACAACTCCGGTGGAGCATGGATTTAATATTGGGGAATATGTGATATTTTCATCACAATCTGCAATTAGTGGAAAAACATATTCTATTAGTAGCTTAGGTGATGAAAAATTTAATTCAGAAAAATATGTTATAAATTTAAATAGACAACAATTTAGCGGTACAACGCTACCAAACTTGGTCACAATAAAAAGATGTATTGATGAAAATAATATTAGCGGAACAACCTCAACTTATTATGTACATAAACACAAAACCATAACAGATGTCTCTGATTATATAATGGACAGAGCCGGTTTTGAAACACCAATATTTGAAGATGAAAAAAAATTACTTATTGAAAACTCAAACGGCGATAACGATATTTTGGTTGAAAGAAATAGAATGGAATCTATCATATTTGATTTTAGAGACCCATTTATCTTAACTGGATTAACAAACAATTTAGGATATACTCCTACAGAAGTTTATTTAACAACCATTTTTAGAAATGGTTCAGGGTATTTTGAATACCCACCTAAAAATGGATACAAATTCAATTTTCATAACAGTTGGATTGATAATCATTTTAGTGGATCAACATCCGTTGAAACAACAATTCCATATACAACTGGGACTACGAGTGGTGTTACGTTTACATATGGATCAGTATTGCCATTAAATACAGTGCTAACTGGTGCATTTGTTGAATACAATAGACGTGAATTAAAAGAGAGAGTTATTTCAGAATCTTTTCATAGGATTGCAAATCCAACATCAATATTTGATTATGATCAAGATCAAAATGTTACCGGATTTAGCGGGGCAACAGCAAATAATAAAATGGGGTTAGTGTATCAGCCACATTATAGAATAAAATTAAGACAACTATCAGCTTACATAGAAACTTCGAACACAAATAATATTGAGGATTTGCCAGAAAACGCAGAATATTTTTCAGATGAAAGATTATGGAAATGGAAAGACGTGTTTGACCATGGATATATTGACCAAGATGGTAATGGTACCGATTTTCCATTTGTTAATGGACAACATTATGTGAAATCAGATTTTAATTTTTATTTTAAGAATGAAAGATATTATTTAAATAAATCAGACCAAAACAAAGAATTTAAATCTCCGAATTGTTAAAATGAGAATAATTCATAAAAATATTGATAACAGTATTATCTTAAATCAAAGCACAGACTTTTCAAATAGTTTGGGTTGGGAGGAATCTTTTAAAGATTATGAAGATAAAGTACTTGAGTCAATAATAAATCCAGTTCAAAACTATGAGACTATAAGGTACATTCATGAACCATATAGTGCGTCTACTGGAAATATATGTGATATATGGTATTTCTTTTATTTTATCGATTCATCAAATACATATGCTAAAGGGTTAGATTATAATTTAGTTGGTATAACACCACAAGAAAATGCACTTTTATTAAAACAAACAGCAAAAAGCTTTTTTAGATTAGAATTCTACACAACACCAAATAGAGAAACACAAAAATTAGTTTTTGCTAAAAACTTATCAATTCCGCTTGGTCAAAAGGTTTTTGATCAAAATATTTCTAATGATATATTTGTTCCTGTTTTTAATGGAAACAATTACAAAAACACTGAGAATATGTATTTGTTTTGGTTTGGAGATGATACTGTTTTTAGTGGAACAACATTTTATATGACTGCTAGATTTTTTAATGCAGATGACGGTACTATAACACAACTTTTAAATAAAGATATTAATAATCCTGTTGTTGGAAATAACCAAAGAGTAGGTTTATATTCAACACCGGTTAAATTTTATGAAGTCGCATCTAACTATAGTGTAGTTCCTGAAAATGATTTTTATTATAAAGTTGTTTTTAGAAGATCCGATCACACATATAAAATAAGCAGATTCTCGGCCCAATCATGTCAGTTCTCTAGCGGAACGGCAACAGCATCAATTTTATCATAACATGAATAAGAATAGTTATCAAATTTTATGGACATCAGGTACAACATATGATCTACCTATTATGCTCGAATCAAATGCAGATGAACTAGGTGTTATGGTTGGATTTGATGGGGATATAGAACAAATTGAACAGTTATGTAATTTTACATATACTGCAAATAATTTGGTATTAACAGTTTATAACACAACAAATACTAATAAAATTAATAGGGTTGTTGATGCCACATTTGAAATAAATTGGGGGGATGGGTCTCCAACCACACCAATAGGTATTTTACAAAACTCTGGACACACATATACTTCTAGTGGAACAACAACTGTTACTATCACAATGAACAGTCCTTGGGGGATTAAAACAACCAGCAAAAAAATTAAATTACCACTCCAACAAAATAATCCAACGGATTTGGGTAGTCTAACATTTAATATTCCTTATACAGAAATAACCGGATTTACTCAAAATTATCAGAAACCATATGATTATAGTACAACCGGATATACTGGAACAACCACTTTTTTTGCAATTGGTAGAAGTAGAATAATTGAAAAACAAATATATGGTGGTGGATATACTGGTACAACAACCGGAACAACAACAATTTCTGGGCAATCTTATCAGTATACCGGATACACAATAGATGGGCTAGCGCATCTAGACTTATCTGATGGTACAACATATATTAGTGGAAATACTGCTAGTTTCCAATCCGAGGTAGAGTTCACTAAAAAGTTAACCAGAAATGAACATTATCTTGGTTTTATAAATGAACCAATGATCTATTCTGACATATTTGTTGAAAGAGGTAAGATGGGTGTATCTGAATTTAATTTAAGATTAAGTGAAATTGATAATTTAGGCGAACTAGACATTTATGGAAATGGATTTTTTAATGTGCAAAAACAATAAAAATTATATTTATAATTAAAAGAATATGGCAGTAGGTAGTTACGGGACAATTAGGCCAGCAGATGTTTCACCAGATGATGTGGAAATAATAATGCATTATGTTGCTGACAGAACAGCAGCTGCGGATGTTTCATTAGTTAAACTAACAGCATCTAGCGTATTAACACCGGTTTTTCACAACAGTTCTACCGGTGGATCTAATGGTGTTGAAATTTTGGGGGGTATGTATAATCTAAGGTTAGAAAGTAGCACTTTTGACGAAAAAGGGCTTTATACATTACACATAAGACCAAAGCAAATCAGAGTCCCAATATCCGATTGTGGTGTTTTATCATCATTACCCTCTGTTAGAGGTATTGTTATTGACTTAACAAACGTACCACAATTAGATAGAAATAAATTTACACCACAGGGTTTAGTTGGATATAGAGTAGAATATATTGATATAAACAACTCACAAAAAGTACCAAACTTTTATAAAGTTGTGACATCTTCTTTTTATTGCGAACCAGTAACAACAAATCTAACTAATAGTACACAAAAGTCCATTAGATACAGATATACCGATACGCCAACAAATTTAATGTTCCTTACGGTAACCCCATCTTCTTCACCAACAACAAGACCAAACATTGTTCCTTTTATAGGACAACCTGGTCAAAATATTATTTTAACCAATAGTTATTTTAATCCAACAACCATAGAGATCGAAATGGTTGAACATGATATATCTACATTAGCGCTAGCACTTTACGGTAATCAAAGTAAGGCGTTGAATTCAGGTATTTACACAATTTATGACGGTAGCAATAATATCTATAAGCAGTTTAATCTATATGAAGTTAAAGATCAATTTAACGAAACATTATATGAAGTTCGTGAAGAAAGAACTGATATAGATCAGACTTTAAATTTTGGTGATATTACAGAATAATGGCAAACAGAAAAGTTCCGAGTCAATCGGGTGGTGGTTTTGAAACATTTAGTGATAGTCTTGTCGGTAGACAAATTACCGACGGTACTAGTCAATTAACTAATACCAACTTTACACTAGATAGAACTACACCAGAAAAAGACGAAAAAACTTTTAGAACAGCACCATTTTCAGAATTTCTAACCTTAGATACATTAAAGGTTGAAGAAGATGTACCCACAACGGTTGTACAATCTGATGGTAAAAAAAGACCGATAAGATTTAATAACTCTAAGAAAGATGCTGCAAAATCTTTATTCGGTTCATTAAGAGAAAGATTAAGAGTTTCAATTGCTAGGATTGTTAAAAACTTTCCAGCGGGACTTTATGCGGATTCAAGCAGTATATTTTCTGTTAATAATCTTACTTGCGAAAATATAGTATATACATCTAGTAGTAATAAAACCACATTTAATGTTCACTCAACAAAATTTTTCAATCCATTTGAAATAATTTTAAAAAAACCACCACAAGCGGATTTAGTTGAAAGCGAAAATAAATTAAGAAATTTTTACTCTTCATATAAAAAATATTCATTAGAAATTAATGGTGTACTATATCCAATTGTAAGTTATACTGAACCAGATGTAAACAAATACATTCAATTAGAAGTAACTGGTAAACCATTCACTGGATCAACATACACCTCAAGTTATTTGATTAAACCAAATGACTCTGTTGTTGAAGAATTCTTTTTAGGATTGGACGATCTAGAATCAACTATTCTAAATAGAGAAACATATCCGATTTATGAATCATCATTTAAAGTTCCTAGAACTAGTTTAGATGAAAGTAAAACAGAAATTGTTTCTGTGGTTGTTAACTGGCCATTAGCAAAAGATAATTGGAATATTGCAATAGATGGTTTAGCTTTTGATGAATATCTTAATAAGTTAAATAATTTAGCAGATGAAATTGATGACTATAAATCAAATTTGGTTACAAGATTTCTAACTGCACCACAATTATTTGAGTTTGACAGCAAAGACCAGAAAGCGGATAAAATCTTTCAACTATATGGCCAAAGTTTCGATAATGTAAAAAAATACATTGATAATATTGCTTATATGAGAAATGTCTCATATGATTCAATAAACAATATTCCAGACGTATTCTTAAAAAATTTAGCAAATACTTTAGGTTTAAGCACAATTGATTTATTTGATGAAAAATCATTAGAAGAACAGATATATAAAAACTCCAATGTAATATACAATGGACAATCGATTGGTAAAAATCTTGTTGAGGGTGAATTAGAGTTTTATAGAAGATTATTAGTAAACTTAGCTTACATATATAAATCTAAGGGTACAAGAAGTAGTTTACAATTTTTCTTAAAGTTTATTGGTGCTCCAGACCCACTTATACGAATAGACGAATATACGTATAGAGTTAATAGTGCAATACCTGCAGCAACAACTGAAGAAGATATTTTTAATGTTATAAATAATGTTGGAACAAACAACAGAATATCATTTAATCAAACAACTTATACCTATAGTTTAAGTGCTGCAACTGGAACAACGTCGGTAACACAAACAAGTGATTACCCAGTCGATCCAGTAACGTATCAACCAAAAGCCCCAACAACAAATCAAGACAATGTCTTTTTCCAAATGGGTTCTGGTTGGTATACAACAACTCTTAATCACAGAGGACCAGATATTTTAGATACGGAAAACTCAGTATTAACTGGTAGAACAAAAACCATATTAACAACAGCAAAGCCATATACATATGGTGAAGATTATTTTAATATATATAGAACATTACCGGGTCTTGATTACGGTTTTACATTAACAAGCCAAATAGATAATGTTAAAGGGCAAATTTTAGATGATGAAAATTCTTCTAATTTAACTCTTAATAGAAAAAATATTAACGTCTTTATTGATGCTGCTAATGCAGTAAACTATGACATCTGGACAAAATCTAGACAATTAGAAGTAACATTTGGCACAAATAGTCTTGAGCCACAAACATCTATAAGCTTCAGTGAATTTTTAGGAAACGTATTAAACGGACAGATAAAAAATTCAAATACAATCAAGTATAAGAAAAATTATATTCAGTTAGAAGATGTGTACCAAGATTATGTAAATCAATTACAATTGTCTGGATACACTCCATATGATATTGTAACAGTATCAGATTTTGTTAATAAAATGAGTCCATATTGGACTAGCGTTTTAGATCAAATCGTTCCATCAACAACATTGTGGATGGGTGGTAACTTAGTTACAAATAGCGTTTTTGGTAGACCAAAATATGCGTACAAAAAACCATGTAAACCATTAGAAATTGTTGAAAATTTATATCCGGATTTTGAATCATTTATTGAAGAAGATCTTGAAACAATTATTGGTGAACCAGATAAGTTAAGAGGATTGACATATTTTAGTGGGGTTACATTCACACTATCTATTGAGATAGATGGTGTTGAATATACGGGATCAACACAAGTTTCAATTACTGGATCAACAATTTTTCCTAGTGGATTTACCGCGTCAAATAGTTGTGATATTTTAGCAAACTCTTCAACTACAATTCCTTTAATTTGTGAATATAAAAATTGGATAAGTTTAAACTTAACAACAATAAAAGCAAATTGGGATCAAGCAATTGCTAACCTCGTTGCTAATATAAATGACACATATACACAGTATAGCGCAACAAACGTTCCTAGTTATGTGCCCACAGGCGCCACGTTATCTAGAGATAGCCAGCTATTAAGTTATGAAATATTTGAAGATACCAACCAAGTTAAAAAAATTAAATTTATTTTAAATAATAATGGTGATTGTAGAGGTGATAGATCTTTAGATTTTTATTTTTCAGCAAATTATGGTGTAACACAAGACCCAAAATGCTACATGGATGCGGAAATATTCGCTGTGTGTGATGTTTACACCGGGCAAACTGATTGTAAATTAGTTAGTGATGTTGTTATTAATTTAACTGGCGTAACTGTTCAAAACAATTATACTGGGGTTCCTAATTGGGGAATCTACATGCATAAAAATTGTGATGAAGGGGTTAACGTTTATCATGGTGTTACTAATGACCCTACAACATTTTTCCTTAAATCGACTGGAGATACCTGTCAATTTATTGTTACAAATGTAAAAGAAGACGATGAGATTGATGTTTTAATTACCGATGCAGCGAACTGTGATCTTAAATTTAAAATACAAGGTTTAGGAATTAATTATGTTTCAGAAACTGCACACACAATATCTCCAAATGTACAATTTAGAAACAGTTATGATGTTGGATTAAAATCTGATTCAAAGGTATATCGTGTAAGTGGTGTTACAATTAATTCTAATACAACATCTCAAGATATAAACAATTACATTACATCGGGAAATTTAATCGAAACAAATGTTTCAGCATTAGTTAGCGGCCAAACAATATTAACCGCGAATTTATTACCATGTTCTGGATTCACGAGCAGTATGTTTGAAAATTCAGAATTAAGTGGTGATTATTCTTTCTCATATGATTATTCAGCAAGTACTATATCATATATTGATTGTCTTGGATCGGTGAAAACTAGTTTAATTACCGGTATAACATCAAATGGTGTATATGAAGTATTTGAAGTTTTACCAACAACAAAATTAAGAGTATATACAAATAAAGTTGTTGACGAAAGTGGTGTGCAACCAATAACAAGAAAAAAATCTTACTTTTTTGTTAGTAGATCACCAGAGTTTTTACAATTAAAACCAGAAGAACAACAAGAACCATGTTGTGATTATCCATCAGATTATTATGATACTGGTGATTTTATCATAACTGAAACTGGGGAATTAATCGAAGTTGTTTCGGTAGATTTAAATTATTGTGAACCAAATCTTTATTTCAATATAAATGTAACTGGTGATACTAATTTAACAAACTTAGTAGTATTCAATGGTAATAATAACCACACATTATTAGTTCAACACGAATATGTTGAGACAAATCCAATGGATGCCTATCTTCAACAATATTATGTTAATGAACCATATTGTTCACCAATACCAATCAGTGGTTTAACTAGAGATATTGATGGTTTTGATGTATGTACTGATCCACCTATTGCAACATGCGATATAGTGTATGGATATGTTACGCCAACACCTACACCGGTACCAACTCAACACCTACTGCTACACCTACGCCAACACCAACTGTTGATTGTTCATTTGATGCAACATTTACAGAAGTGTTTATTACTGCTACACCAACACCAACACCAACTGCTACGACTGGACCAACACCAACTCCAACTGCGACATCTATTATTAGTAGTACACCAACGCCTACACCAACTCAATCATTTAATACAACTTGGTTCTACACTAATGGAAGGATATGTGAAAATAATATCTATTGGTTGAATAACACACCACAAGAAGTTGCAGATTATATAAATCATGTACTGATAAGTCCTAATTCAAGTTATGGTGGGTCACAATATGCATATCCATCATCTCAAACATTAGGTGTTGGAACAGAAATATATAGTGGAAATATTACATACAATTTCTGTAGCTCATGTAATTTTACGGCGGTACAAACAGATTTTCCAGGAAATATAGACCGAAATGTGTCTAATATAATTAAGGTTGTTAATGGTATAGTAACTGAATTCACGCCATTAACATCATTTACATTTAATGCGATTTCGTGTCCTGTTACAATTTATAATATTAGCACTGGACAAACCAACCCATCGACAGAAGGTTGTACAGAATTGTCTGGACCATATCCATATACAGCATATGGCAACAACTCAGATTGGACATTAGTAACTAGATTCTATTCTGAAGCCACTATGTCAGTGCGATATTATGGACAAAATAAATATTATGGTAGCAATCATGCATCAAATGCCGGAACGGAATTAAAAATAGATAATAATGGTAATGTGACAGACTCATATGCGTGTTAAAAAATAATTATATATAAAAAATGTCAAGATACTTTAATATAAAAATTACATCAGGAACATCGGTTGGACCATACAACGTTTACTACAACGCAACGGGTTCAACATATGCAACCTTGGTTAGTAATGGAAGTAACGCGACGGGCTTAACATATAGTCAATTAACAACTGGAAACGGTGTTTTAGTTTCAATACCAACTGAATCAACAAGTATTATTTTATATAATACATTAGAAGAATGTAAGTCAGATATAACATTTGTATTCCCAACTCCAACCCCAACTCCAACGCCTGATTGTGCGTTTGATGTTAATACAAATGTAATTACAGCAACTCCGACTCCAACCCCAACTCCAACACCTGATTGTGCATTTGATGTGGATTTAAATGTTGTTACAGCCACACCAACACCAACTCCTACCCCAACTGAAAACTGTGAGTTTGATGTGGATTTAAATGTGATTACCGCAACACCTACCCCCACACCAACACCAACACCTAATTGTGAGTTCGATGTAGATTTAAATGTTGTCACTGCGACTCCTACACCAACTCCAACTCCAACTGAAAATTGTGAGTTTGATATCAATTTAAATGTTGTGACGGCCACACCAACTCCAACACCCACACCAACTGAAAATTGTGAATTCGATGTAAACTTAAACGTGGTAACAGCAACCCCAACCCCTACATCGACTCCAACACCAACCCCTACCCCAACTGAAAATTGTGAGTTTGATGTAAACTTAAATGTTGTAACTGCTACCCCAACTCCAACACCGACACCGACCTCTACCCCAACGCCAACACCTACTCCAACTGAAAACTGTGAGTTTGATGTTAACTTAAATGTAATAACAGCCACGCCAACACCTACATCGACACCAACACCAACGCCAACTCCAACTGAAAATTGTGAGTTTGATGTGAATACAACCGTGGTAACAGCAACCCCAACACCTACTGAAACCCCAACACCTACTCCTACTCCAACTGAAAATTGTGAGTTTGACGTAAATACAATTGTTATTACAGCAACTCCGACACCGACACCAACACCTACTGAAACACCTACCCCTACTCCAACACCAACAGAAAATTGTGAATTTGGTGTTGATGCAAATATTATCACAGCCACTCCAACCCCAACGGCTACACCAACACCGACTCCAAGTCCGACCCCAAGTCCGACACCAAGTCCAACACCTACTGAAACACCTACCCCTACTCCAACACCAACAACAGATTGTGTATTTGAGGGGGCAATTGGTCAACCATTAGTGGTGGATGAGAATACAGAAATAAACATATGGTTTGATGATAGTGGATCAATGAATGCGACATTAACACCACTACAAACTATGAGAAACACAATATTAAGAGATTGTTTAGTTCAGTTCTATAACAATGACTATGATCTATATGATCAAAATGTTACTGTAAGTAATTTCAGTGCTAAATCAGGTGGATTTGAAAGAACTTTATTTATGTTGAATACTAGTGGATCTACACCAAGTACAACAAAAGTTATTAATCTAGTATTCCAAGATGAAGCATCACCGTATAGTGCTGATGGTAGCTCATTTAATACCGGAGTAAGAACCGCACAATATGATTTGGATTTAGCTTCTTTAAGAACAAATCTTGGCAGTGCACCTAATAATAGTTATTATAGAGGTATCGTATTTAGAGTAAACACTGGTCCAAATTCATACGATGGATTTAGACAATTCTTAGCTGCTGTTAAGAATGGTACAGGATCATATTCTGGAACAAATGGTTTATCAGACAAAAATGAAATTACATATATTGAAAATGTAACACAAGGATCAACACCACAATATTATGCGGATCAAATAATAACTGGATTAAATACGTTAGGTTATAGCTTAAACCTATGTAGTGGAAGTTAATGAGTAAATAATTATATAAAGTAATGGCGAAACAATACACGGTTAATATAGTATCAGGAACAGCACCAGGACCATACAACATCTACTATGATGTTGTTAATCCTTCAAATATTGCTACCGTTGTATCAACATCTCAACCAGCAACAGGGATCACATATTCTGATTTAACAGATATTGATGGTGTGCTAGTTTCTGTGCCAGATGAAGCAATAAAAATAGTATTATACAATACAGATCAAAACTGTTTGGCTGGAGATGAATTAATATTACCAACACCAACCCCAACACCGACTCCAAGTCCAACGCCAACTCCGAGTCCAACCCCAACCTCAACTCCGACACCAACACCTACACCAACACCGAATTGCGATTTTGATGTTAATACAAACGTAATTACCGCAACACCAACCCCGAGTCCGTCTCCAACACCAACACCAACGCCAACACTTAATTGTGAATTTGATGTTAACGTTAATGTTAATTTCCCGCCAACAGATATTTCATTAAGTAATAACACAATTAATGAAAATAGTGCTATTAACACTACTATTGGTACACTATCTGTCACAACATTAGATAATAGTGACACACACACATATACAGTTATAAGTGGTGGAACAAACTTTAATATTTCTGGTACGTCATTAAGATCATCACAAAGTTTTAATTATGAATCCGCAACATCACATAGTGTTACAATAAGAGTTACAGATAGCGTTGGTCAATATTTTGATAAGGCATTTACAATTAACATTCTTAATGTTAATGAAGCACCTTATGGTTTAACTATTAATAATAGTTCACAACAAGAGAATACAGCAACCGGAACAACAATTGGTACATTTAGTGCATTAGACGTTGATGCTGGGGATACTTTTACATATGCTTTAGTAAGTGGAACTGGCGACACAGATAATGCAAGTTTTACACTATCTAGTGCTGGTGTGTTAAAAAATGCGGTAGTTTTTAATTACGAGTCAAAAACATCTTACTCAATAAGAGTGAGAACAACAGATGCTGGCGGATTAACATACGATGGAACATTTACAATAAATGTAACAAATGTTAATGAAGCCCCAACAAATATTTCTTTAAGTTCTTCATCTATATCTGAAAACGTACCAACAGGAACAACTATTGGAACACTATCGGCAACAGATCCTGATGCTAGTGATACTTTTACATTCACATTACATGATACCGTAACATATCCCGATAACTCAAGTTTTTATATTGATGGAACAACATTAAAAAGTTCTGTTGTTTTTAATTATGAAACTAAATCTAGTTATTCAATTAGGGTTAGAGCAACAGATGCCGGTGGGTTAACATTTGATAAAACCATAACAATTACAATTACAAATGTAACAATTTCTGTAACAGCGTCAGCAACAACAAATGTAACATGTAATGGTGGATCTAACGGTGTTATAACAGTATCAAATGCTAGTGGAGGTACCGCAAGTTACACATATTCTAAAGACGGTAGCAATTATCAATCAAGTACTATTTTTAGTGGATTAACTGCGGGTTCTTATACAATTTATGCAAAAGATTCTTATAATGAAGTTGGTAGTACTTCAGTTACAGTTACACAACCATCGGTTGTTTCAGTAAGTGCATCCGGCACTAATCCAACTTGTAATGCCAGTACAGATGGATCAATTACCGTTTCTTCTGCTTCTGGTGGATCTGGAAGTGGGTACACATATTCTAAAGATGGTACAAACTATCAGACCGGCACAACTTTTAGTAATTTAGCAAATGGAACATATACAATTTATGCTAAAGATAGTAACAATTGTACGGGATCAACTTCAGTTACATTGAGTAGGACTCAGGTCACAGCAACGGTATCTCAAGTAAACAACACTTGTTATGGTGCATCAGGTGGTGAAATAACGGTATCGTCATTAAGTGGCGGACAAGGTGGCCCATATTCAACAAAATTAAATGCGGGTGGAACTTATCAAGTAATAACAACATCTAGAACATATTCTTCATTAGCTGCTGGAACATATACCATTTATGTTAAAGATAGTGCAAACTGCGAAAACACATATTCGGTAACAATAACAGAACCAACACAGATTAGTATTTCAGCATCAGGGACAAACCCAACTTGTTGGGATGGTAGTGATGGTTCTATAAGCGTATCGGCGTCTAGCGGGACAGGAACAAAAACATATTCAATAAATGGCACGAATTACCAATCTTCTGGTACGTTTAGTAGTTTAAGTAATGGTACTTACACAGTTTATGCAAAAGATGCAAACAATTGTGTTGTAACAACTTCAGTTACACTAAATAGAACAGCTCCAAACGCCACATTTACACCAACAAATATTGCATGTAATGGTGATAGTACTGGATCGATAGCTGTAACAAGTTTTACTGGAGGAAATTCACCTTATCGAGTTTCAAAAGACGGGACAAATTATACTGGATTCGTTTCATCACATACTTTCACTTCTTTGTCCGCCGGAACTTATACCATTTATGTTAAAGATAATAGCAATTGTGTTAAATCATATTCTGTTACTGTTACACAACCAACAGCACTTTCAATTAGTGTGACAGATGCAACAGCACCAACTTGTTGGGATGGTAGTAACGGAAGTATCACCGTTTCTGGTTCTGGCGGTACTGGAACAAAAACATATTCAATAAATGGTATAAACTTCCAATCAAGCGGAACATTTAGTAGTTTAAGTAACGGAACATATATTTTATATGTAAAAGATCAAAATGATTGCGTTACGGCAACAACACAAGTATTATCAAAATCTGCACCTAATGCAACAACAACAGTAACAAATGTAACCTGTTTTAACGATTCTACTGGCCAAATTGCAGTAACAAACGGTACTGGCGGAAGCGGAAGTGGGTATCAAGCAAATATAAGTGGCGGGGCATATTTTAATTTACCAAAAACATTCACTGGATTAAGTTCCGGTACCTATACAATAGGTATTAAAGATGGTGCAACATGTACACAAACATACAGCGTAGCTGTAACACAAAATTCAATAGTAACAGCATCAGTTTCATCAACAAACCCATCCACATATACCGGAACAGGAACAATTACAGTTAGTAGTCCACAGGGTGGAACTGGATCTGGATTTGCAGATTATGATGTGAAGCTAAATTCTGGTACATATGAAACGTTTAGTTCAAGTAGTAAACAATACACAGGATTAGGATCGGGGACATATAGTGTTTATGTTAGAGATAATTCAGATTGTGAAAGAATTGTTTCAAATGTAACAATTACAATTCCTACAGCACCAACAGCGCAAATAGCGTATTCAAACATTAGTTGTAATGGTGGATCTGATGGTAGCTACACAATCTCAAATCCTAGTGGTGGAAGTGGTAGTGGTTATCAAGTTGCATTTAGCGAAGATGGTTATTTCCCATATTATAATTTACCTAAAACATTCAGTAATTTAGTTGCTAATACAACATACACATTTAGGGTAAAAGATGGTGCTAACGCAACAAATGATTTGACCCCAGCCCAATTGTCACAACCAACACAAGGAACAGCATCGATATCCGTTGTTACACAACCAGATTGTGATAGTAGTGGTGTTATTCAAGTATCTTCTAGCGGCGGAATTTTCCCTAAAACATATCAAGTTTATGAGGATAATACATCACCATATAATGATCCTATTAACACATCTTTAATTGCAACATTTAC